ACATTCCATTCCCAGAACATCTAAAAGGAAAATATCAATATCTAACTATCGCAGAGAAGGTATGGGATTATCAGTTCATAAACATAGCACAGTATCTTAATCTCCTTTAAAAACTCTGTGCGAATCTAAATCAAAGTGTTGTGTAGAAAACTCAAATAATTCAGAGTCTTCCATAGCATACATTTGATGTCTCATCTTTCTTTCAATATGAAATTTATCACCTGGTTCTAAAACTATACTATCAGATAATGCAATATCATTATCAAAACCATAGAAAAGATGTATCTTACCACTCTGTAAATAAAAGGTTTCATCTTTTAAAAGATGATAATGCCAAGAACATCTCTTACCTTTAACAAAGAATAAAAGCTTACCACAATATTCTGAGGTGTTACATATCCACTTCTCGTAACCCCATCCTTTAGGAACAAACTTTATATCAGACGATTCTTTCAATATCTTCTCCGTTTAAAATATATGTACCAGAATGTTGTACAGCAATTGCTGCCGCTTTGTTTCCCAACATAAGAGAATAGTCTATATTATTAGTAGTTATATATCCAAACACTAGAGCAGAAAGAAAAGTATCTCCTGCACCGACTACATCAAAAACCTTTACTTTCTCTGATGGATATAATATATTATTGTATATACACCCTTCAGATCCTTTTGTTACTATTAAATTTTCTATATTATAATTATCTAGATTCTCATATTCTACATCATTTATCTTAATAAAACAATTAGGTTTGTTAGGAAGTATAGTTTTCTTACTATCAATAAACACAGGACAGGTTGCACTCTCTACAATTTCAAATATCTTTTCTGTGGTTAAATATCCTTTATTATAATCCGATATAACAACAGCATCAAACCCATCAGTGGAAACAGGAATTAATAAAGGTCTTATCTTTTCCTCATTATCAACCCTAAGTATCTGTTGATTAGATTTCTCATCAATGAATCTAGTCTTTACTAATTGTTCATTATTAGTTAAGAATGTAATATCAATACCAAATGATTGTAAGTTTAAACATACATTACCAGCCATACCAGAAGTGGTTTTTATCTTAGCATAATCCAGCACAGGCACAGGTGCTTCTGGACTTATACGAGTACATCTACCATAGATGTACTCATCTTCACAACTATCTCCCAGTAACAGTACTTTCATTAATCTTTTTGATTACATTACTACTAGCATATCCTCCCACTCTAGGAAGATGTCTTACCTCACCAGCGTGTTCCCAACCAACTACATCACCATCCCTCCAATCATCACCAAGTAATAATATATCAGGTTGATATAGTTCAATTAGATCTTCTAACTCTTGTCTACTACCAAAGGTATGGACAACATCAATATACTTAATTGCCTCAAGCATAGCAACCCTATAATGAAGATCATTTATAGGGCGATGCTCTCCTTTATCAGTCCGAATCTTCTCATCAGTATCCGTAGCAACTATTACTTTTTCTCCTAGAGATCTAGCAACTTTGAATAGTTCTATATGACCTGGATGAAGAATATCGAATGTGCCGTTGCACCAAACAATATCATTTTGCATTAACTAAAAAATCGGAATTTGACTTTTTATTATCGTCTCTACAATTAGATTCATTCATACCTTCTTTAGGTATAAAATCATAATCATAAATACGATCTTGTAATATAAAATCAACCTTTATTAATTTACCTATCTCTGGAAGATACATATAGCTAATCTCACTATAACCCAAACACTCCATTGCATCTTCAAGAGTTTCAACTAAAGGTTGACCACCAAGATTAAATGAGGTATTAAACAAAATAGGAGTATCAGAAAGTTTTTCAAATGCACTAATCAGATTATAATAATGTTCATTATGATCCTTATCAACTGTTTGTATTCTACAAGTACCATCTACATGAATTACTGATGGAATCTTTTCTTCAACACCTGGTTGACACTCAACAGCATACATCATATGTGGAGTATCATCCATTCCAGCAAGATCAAACCAATCATGAACCTTTTCTGCAAGAATAGAACAAGCAAATGGTCTAAAGAACTCTCTATGCTTTACCTTATTAATAATATCCTTACCATCCTTAATAGTAGGATCAAATAAAATAGATCTATTTCCAAGTGCTCTAGGACCACCTTCCGATTTTCCTTGGAAGATAGTTACAATATTACCTTCACGAATTACCTTAGCAACATCATCATAAGTTACATCACTAATTTCTATCCTATCATCACCCAATGAATTTATATAAGGTAAATACATCTGTGTATTATATTGAGGTCCATAATAAATTGTCTTCTGAGGTTTCATCTCAAAATATTCTCTCTGTTTTTTTAAATACTTATCATAATAAACAGAATAAGCACCACCTATACATGTACCTCCATCATGTGATATTGGTTCAACAAAGATATTTAAGTTAGGGAATCGTTGTTTAAATTTATAATTAGCAACACAATTTAATCCATATCCACCAGATATAACAATATTTTTCTCACCTGTAATATCTACTGCTTTTTCAATTAGATTGCCAATATAGATTTCACTTGCCTCTTGTATAGCATAAGCTAAATCTTTTTGATTTTCAGTATATTTGGCATCCTGTTTACCTCTATGAGCCTCTTCCTCATCAACACTAAACATACCAGGAAATCTATCACAAATAATGTAAGCACCATTTGGATAATTAGGCATAAAAAGATCTCTATTAACCCAACCATCCCTCACAATAGGAGGAAGATTAGGATTAGGTTTTCCATAAGGAGAAAGACCCATTAGTTTTCCAGCATCAATAGACTGAAAACCACAATACCTAGTCACAGCTTCATATGCTTTAACTATACCTGGATGTTCAGTAACATATGTTCCTGTATCTTCATCTATAATATTAAAACCAACAGATTTATCAGTTCCTAAATGCTTATAAACTTGCTCAAATTCAAGAGGTTTCTTTGCTTTAAATATAGTTTCAAATTCAAATAAAGTAGATCCATCAAATGAATCTGATTGTAAGAAACTTCCAGCACCATCAGCTATTAAACAAGCAGCAGTATCAAATCCAGAATGCACAAATCCACAAGCAGCATGCATCTGATGGTGTATAGTATCAATGAAAGTAACATCAAATTGAAACTTACCTCTGGATAATTTTCTCATCCATCCTTTATAAATGTCCTCTGCAGTCCAATCCGTTTGTGGACCTTCTCTATGTGTATGACAAACCACCAAATGATCTATATGATCAACATAATCAAAAACCTTTGTCAATCCCATAAGAGGAGTTCCATCCCTCTTAAATCTAGTTAATCTTTCCTCTTCCAGATAAAAAACAATTTCACCATCAACAAGCAATGTTGTACTAGCGTTATGACCACGATTACAAGATACAATAATACTCATAATTTACCTCAAGATTTTTTTGATTCTATTTCCAACAATTCATCAATTGGTTTTTTCTTCTTTTTTGTTTTAGTAACAAATGGTTTATCATATTTAACTGGTGGAGTCAATACAGATTTAACATTAGAAGAATCCTTTGGACTACTAAAAGAAACAGTTTCCTTTCTATCACCCCAATTTGGATTACTCTCTATTAAATCACCCGAAGTGCTACCTCCTTGTTTCTTTACACCTAAAGCATTTGACAGATCTTTTTTACTAACACCAATCTTATTCTTAATACCCTTTATAATACTATCTACAGTTTTATCTTCTAAAACCATTAGATCCTCATTGGTTCTATCACCACATATATCCATTGTTAATCTAATTGGACTATACTTTCTCTTACCTTTACCATTATCAATAATACTAAACTTCTTACTATCAGGATATGATATATTTTCAGGATAAGTAGATCCTATAACAACTGTAGTAGGTTTATTTAAAGAGTATGCCATATGTTGCCCAACACTATCACATCCTAAGAAATAATCAGCAGCATTTATAACACCCATCCAACCATTCAATCCCATATTTTTGGGAGCCGCAATTCCAAGAGACTGCCAACCTGGAATCTCAATGTTTGACATAAGTATAATACCATAATCTTTATTAAGTTTTTCAATTAATTTAAGAATATTAGCAATTTCAAAACTTCTTCCAGAAGTATCGTAGATAAATTGCCCTTCAACTTTTACACCTTGTCCAAAAGGTTGAAATACAATAACCTTATCTTTACCTAAAGTATTCTTTACTTCACCAACTACATTATGTCCGTTAATTTGATCTTCCTTATTAAGATCCAACTTAAGTTCCCTAGTTTCAGGAATCTCATCAAGTTCATTAATTTCTATATCAAATGCCTGTATGAGATTACACCTCTGAGTAAAATATTCGTTTACTCTATATGGTTCGGGTGATATAATCTTCTTATCTTTTAAATGATCTTCAAATAAATCCTTATGCCCAAGAGGAAAAACTTTTTCTCTCAATACTTTACTATTTAAATATAATTCCGACCAAGACTCTGATACTATTATAAAATCATCGTGAGTTTCTGCATACCCTTCTAACGCAGGAATGGAGCACAGCACACGCCCTGCTCCACCGTTAATAAAAAAAGCTTTATTCATTCAAGTCAAACCTCAATGTTTAATATTATACCATTGGTTGATTATATAGTCAACCATATAAAGAATGTTAGGTTATGGTTATACTACTTCCACTGAACGCAAACCATACCAAACTTACCAGAATCTCCACACAGACCGTTTCCACCACCCATAGCGTGTGAACCCCATCCACCAGCACCAGCAAATCTTAAACATCCATTACCAGTCCAAGCACCACAGTTATATCCACAGCAGTTTCCACTAGTGAAGGTAGGGCAACATAGTACATCAGATTCTGAACCAAGAATTGGAGCGTGTTGTTCCCAACCATAATGATTATTATCCCAACATTGCATTGGCCAAATACCTCTCAATCCGTAGATTGTATTTTCATATTGTGGATTCTCAATATCCTTTATAGATCCGTGATATCCAGCACCAGAAATATAAGGTATACAATTAAAGGTTTCACCAGTATAACACCAGTCACCACCATAGTTACATATTCTTGCACCTTGGTTATCATTAGTTAAAGCAGCAAGTCTACAAGTACAGTAATTACCTCTCATAGCATTCCAAGTACCTAGTGATCCTTGACCACCATCAGCACAGAAATTTTCCAATTTACAACCTTGAACATAAGAAGGGCATCCACTCCATCTCTGAGATCCAGATGTAGTATATGCATAACAACAATAAGCACATCCACCACAAAGTGTATATGTCCAACCACTTTGTACTGGAATAATTACAGATGCCCATGCACCTGTTGATCCAAATGGAGTATGACCACAACAGCAAGGAGCTTTATTTGCTCCACCACCAGAACCCCAAAGTTGGAATCTAGCACAAGTTGCACCACTTGGAACACTCCAAGTACAACTAGAACCACAACGATAATATCCTTGAGAATCACAAACCGTTAAACCATCACTCCAATCCTTTCCCTCATAAGGTTTCCATAAAGCTATTTCACCAGGACAAGACCATATTTTTTTCTCAAAATTGTCACTAGTAGGGCAGAACCATGCCTTAGCACAAATTTCTGCATTTACATCATAACTTCCACCACCACCGCCGCCACTTGATTCAGGTTGTTTATTTTCTTTAAGATCAAATAAACACTGCTGCTTTTCGTGAATTTCTTTCTTTAGTGTTGCTTGTTCATTCAGAGCACTATAAACTAATACATCCATTTAAATAACGCCTCCTGCAATACCAGAACCAGAAACTTTGTTAATTTCAACTTGAACATCAATAGGAATCTTTGGTGTGGATCCTACTGCATCTGGAATAGTAATATACTTCCAAGTTTTATAATCAGGATTATTACCAAGGAACGTATCAATAGCAGCAAGATAAGTAGTTATCTTAGTATTCATATCAGTTCCAAAGTCATACATATCAGCATAAGTTTTAATATAATCCCTATTTTTCTTAGCAGCATCAGAATGTATATTTTCTTGTACTTTTAAAATCTGAGTTAATTGCCAAGAACTAGTAGTAAAATTCCACTTCGCCTCATAAGCATCTCTTAAATCTGGATTATCAATCTTTTTATATACATCACCATTACTCTGGGTTTCATCAGTGTAAGTATAATCCCACTGATAGTTCTCATGGAATTGATGAGAGCAAATATATGCTGCAGGTAATTGAGCACTATCTTTTGCATTAATAGTCTTTCTTATATCAGCACCTGCCTCATTTGGAGGATCTATTGCAATGTTAATCCTTGTTATACCACCACTTTGCGGATTTACCCATACATCAAATTCTTCAGGTCCAGTATATGTGTAACTACCACTAATGTTAGTAGAAATACCAGCAACGAATAGCTCAGTTGGAAGTAGATGAGTAAACGATGATGTAATGTTTGCCATTGTTTTTTACAGTTCTCTGATTTTTCTTTAGTTATTTATAAGGATGTGTATCACATATAGGATACACATACCATTCCAGTTTTACCAATATCAGCACATCCATTAGTATCTCCACCGCAAGTTGAGTAACCCCATGCACCAGCACCAGGAATACAGCACATTGCTGAACAATAACATGCTTGCCAACAACATCCACTTGCTTCATTACTCATACATGCACTACAGCAAGAGCAGTCTGGGAATCCATACATACCAGGATGCCTATGACATGCTTGATCAGCACCATAATCATAAGCAAAGTATGAGAATTGTCCAGGTAATCCGTATATTGTAGAACCAGTACTTACAGTACCATAATGAGTCTTACAATTTGCAGTAGATTGATAATTTGCTTCTCTTCTACCTTCTGGATATCCAGTACCAGGTGTTTGTTGTTGTTCAGAACAATAATCTGTTCCACTATTACAAATACAAGATCCCATATATTTACAAGCACTTTGCTCGTTAGGTCCTCTCAAACATCTAACTTTAGATTCGCAGAATAGATTAGATTCACCACCTTCAGCACAGAAGTTAGTTAATCCAGGTCCTTGAACGTAAGAATCACCACCATCAGCAGTCATTTGTGACCTAGTTGTATAACAACAGTAAGCACAACCAGCACAAAGAGTATATTGTTCTCCAGAAGTTACAGGCATAATAACAGATGCATATGCACCAGATCCACCGTTAGGAGATCCGCCACAACAACAACCAGTTCCTGATCCACCACCAGCACCCCAAATTTGGAATCGAGCACAAGTTACGCCACCTGGAACAGTCCATTGACAGCAACAACCACATCTATGATACTGGGAAGTATCACAAACCTGAAATCCACCAGTCCAACTAGTTTGACCTTCAGCAAATCGAGGAATCATACAAGAAAGACCAAGATTAGGTGATCCAGCACCCTTCATTATTTCTTGAAGTCCAACAGCACCCTCGGAAGCTGCAGGAGGTGGTCCTCCAGGTCCTGCACCTCCTATGTCTTCCAGTGCTACAGTAATCGCAGATGTCAATCCTACAGATTCAGCTCGAAGTTCTTGGTTTATTTCTGCCAGAGCATTATATGTTAATACGTCTGCTGCCATTTCTTATACCTCAGTAGTTTTATAAATCAACATTATCAAACCGCTTGTTCTATACCATAAACACTAATGGATACTTCAGATCCACTAGTATAAGCAACGATATTTTTTCCTGCATTAAGAGATATTGCTGTTCTCTCAATAACTGCAGTCTTAGGAACAGCTACGTCATACTCAATATACTCTGCATTACCAGGACTACCTGTTGAAGATAATGCCAACCTTACTGTGACAGCGTCAGTAGCAGATCGATTCAAAACATTAATATTGACAACTGCATGTGTTGAAGCAGGAACCGTATATACCGTAGTATTTGTACTTGCTGACAATGCGGCTTGTCCTAAAATACCAGATGCCATTTTTTTAAAACTTTCCTTTGTCTTGTACTATTTATAGATGTAAGTTATTGGCAATTACCAATAAAGAATTCAGAGATTTGAACGTTCCTAGCAACCTCATTACTATTTTGTGTAATAGTTGCATTAACAGTTCCAATACCAGCAGTAAGATGACTTATTGCTGTATTCAATGCTGTTGCTATACCAGCCTGAGTATGTGCTCTCTCAGTAGATAATCCCAAAGCAGTATGAGATTGTGCCTGTAGTAGTTTAGCAGCTCCTTCAGTCTCAACATAAGTTCTAACTGCAGCCTGTGTTGGAACTTTCTCATTACTATTTTGTGACATTGTTCCGTCAGTTGAGAACTCATTAACTTGAGCACCTAACTGAGCACCAATTGAACCCAATCGAATTGAAGTCAAACCAGATAGATCGAAACTGTTAGCATTCAATGTTGCAGCACCAGTTGCCTGGTTTACACGGAAGTACTTACCAACCCTAAAGTTTCCTTGTTCATCAGTAGAAACATAGAATACCCTACCTGGGAAGTCTTCTGTAATCTCCTGTGTCTGAACAGGGTCTTGTATTGGTGCTGATGGCCAGTTAGTTGTGGATGTTCCACCAGTTCCTACTTGTAAGAAGTCATGTCCAGTTAATCTTGCCTGACTAAAGATGTAACGAATCTTGATATTCTGTTGATCATATGCTTTAGCAGGTTTTTCTTCAACCAAAATTACTTGTGTAGTACCGTAAGTATCTGTTGTTACTCCAGTAACTTTCATAAACTCATCATCAAACTTCATATAAGCACCAACAACATCCTCAAATCTTTGAGATAATGTTGCTCTGAATGAAGTGTCAGAAGCAGTGAAGTCTTTCAAAACTTCAGCAGCACTAACAAAACTAGTTGAACCAATTGAAGTAAATTGTGTTCCAATTGGCCATCCTTGTGCTGTATTAGCACCATCTTGTTCTCTAACAACCTCCATTGAGTTTGCAGTTGGGAAACTAACAACCTTACATAATTCATTTGTTGGTGATAAGCAATACTCACCAGGGTTAAATCCACTAATAGTACTAACACTAAATGTAGTATCACTTTGAGTTGCTGGAGTTAGTAGTGTGAAAGATCCTGTTTGAATTGGATACTTAATAAAGGTTGTAGATCCACCAGTATGAGCAGCACCAGCAGTAGTCCATTGTCCCCTATCAATCGAAACATTACCTTTTCCAACAGGTCCAGTTTGACTTACATTAGAAATCACAAATGTAAATGGATCTGCACCACTAATATTATCACTATTATATCCACCATTACCAGATCCAGTAATAAACTCAATACTACCATTAACTTCAAGAGTTGGTGAAGTTCCTAATCCAGAAAGAACAAGTATTCTTCCACTTTGTCCTTCGTTTGCACTTGGATTATTAATAAGATTAGCAGTTGTGCCTGAAGTTTGTGCAGTGATTGTTTCACCAGGAGCAAATCCTGTACCAACTCCAACAGCACCTTCACTAATTATTGAATAGAAAATCTTATTTAAAGTAGTTCCTTGAACAGTATGAATATAACCCCAAGCTTCAGAAGTATTACCTCTAATTCTTTCTCCTACTTGGAATCCACTTCCTACTTGAGTATCAACATCAATTGTAAGTGTTAAACCTTCAATAACACCTTCTCTTGCTTTTTCAATTGGACTGAATCCAGAACTTACAACACCATACTTACCCCATGAACTGTTTCCAACAAGAGATCTAAGTCTTCCACCACGAGTAGCAGCATAACTTATATGGTTATAGTATGTAAAACAAGAAACTGTTTCTGCCACAGCACCATCTGTGATCCAGAATGCCATTCCTTCATCGTGAATGTTTGTAAATGAGTCAAACACGATAGATTTGTTAGAAGGTGTCGATGATCCATCTATAAATTGTCTATGAACTCCACCGTCTACAATTGCACCAACACCTTTAGTTGATTTTGCAGAACAGTTTGATACATATGGAGATTTAATAACTCTACTTGCTGGATTTAATGCAACAAACACACCTTTAATATGTGCATTATTAGGATCATATTGATTTGCAGTAAATGTTAATGCAGTTGCACCAAGATTTTGTTGCTTATCAACCTCAATTTGAGTAGCATCAATAAATCCACTAACCTTTGTTCCAGTTGAAACACCAGCACCAGTTACTGTTGTACCAACTAAATCTGGAAATAAATCAGTACCAGTAACTATTGATCCACTAATACTACAAGTTTTAGTTGCGACTGTACCTGCTGGAGTAAATCCAGTAAGACCTTCCATCAAAATATCCTTAAGCATCGTTGCGTTGCTTAACTGGAACATTGTTGAATGTTCGTTAGGTCTAGTCTCAACTGCAGTAATTGTTATATCTGATACACCATTTTCCCAAGTATCTGATGTCGTCCATTCTCCACCAGCAATATTATAGATCTGTATTTTCTTCTCAGCGTAATCTGAATCTAAAACAACAGCCCACTTATCTCCAGCACCAGTTCTTATTGATGATCCATAGGAAACATAAGGAGATGCTTTCTGAATCGAACCAGCACCACCAGATACAAAATTATGTACCGATGTATCTGTAATAGCACCTTGTCCACCATTAACATTTACAGTAATACTATCTGCAGTTACAGCAGTAATTGGTAAATCAGTATTATATGCATAATCTTCACCGTCTGATGTATTAGCACCAGATGCTCTTGGATATGTCTTCTGAGTTGTATTACCATCACCATTATAGTCACAAGTAAATACTAAAGAATTTGCACTAATCCTAATACTATCATAAGTTGTTAAAGTATGATCTCCAATAGTCACAACCATATCACCAGATGTTGGATTATAATTAATCGCAGTTGGTGTATAAGTTGCAGAAGGTGCAGATGCTAATGTTATATCTTGATGCTTAGATGCATTACCTTTACCAACATTAACTGTAATTGTTGTACCTGTTGTTGCAGTGATAGAAAGAGTTGCACCAAATGCAGGATCTTTTGCTCTTGGATACTTATGCTGAGTAGCATGATTATCCTGATCACAAGTAAATATTAATGTACCATTTCCAATTGTAATTGTATTACCAGTAGTTAAACTATGAGTTCCAATTTCTAATACAAGATCTCCTGTTGTAGAATCGTAAGTTGTTCCACTTGCAGGTGTAACTGAGCTACCAGCATTAGGAGTAACTGAATCCACAGCAGCAGATACAAAAGTATGTGCGTAATGTTTAGCAGGATTAATCTTAGATGTTCTTAAGTTATCACCAACTATAGAAACAGTTTCTGGAACTACAATTGGAAGTTGTTCTGCGTAATTTCCAGCCTTTACATAGATAGATGCTGGACCTTCTGCAACAGAACAAGCATGTCTAATAGAATGAAATGCTCTACTAATGTTTGAACCATCATTTTCATCGCTTCCTTCTTCTGTTACATAATAAACTGGATGCGTTACACTATTATTTTCCCATCCAGGAATTCCAGTTGGACTTACTGTTAATGTTTGTCCATTACTTCCTACAGGTAATCTTGCAGCACCTGTTGTATAGTAAACAAGGTCACCTTGGGTGGTCATCACATTGTTTGCTGCACCCTCAGCCAACATACTCCAATAAAGACCAGCACTATCTGTTGAAGGGTCTTGATTTAAACTACCAGCAGTAGCAACACCAATATAACTATTACTTAATCTCTTTACAGCATCACCTAACTGATAAGTTACTGCTGAATCCCAATTACCTTTCCAAGCAACACCTTTAGTTACTAAACTCCAATTAGAAGTACTTGTTGCAGGTGTACTATTTGTACTAGTAGTGATAGCAACATAAGAATATCCACCATATAATGCTAAATCACCTTGCTTATAATCTGTCGACGAATCCCAAGTACCAACTACATTAAATCCAGTAGTTATAATATCCCAATCATTTGTTAGATTGTATGAAGGTGGTTTATTAACATGAACACTCTTTGAAACATAAGTATAACCACCATATGTTACAACATCTCCATCCTGATACTGTGTTGCAGCATCCCAAGTATCTTCAAAGTTAAATGACTGTAAGTACTCAGTTGCATGAGCAATAGTATCTGCTTCAGTAAATGAACCAGATGAAGTATGTCCAGAAGTTACACGATATAGAGTATTACCATATTTGTATACATCATTTATCTTATACCATTGCCCACCAGTCCAATTACCTTTTTGAGCAAGACCCTCAGTATGTAAAGTCCAATTATCAGTTATATCCAGAGAGTAAAAAGAAGTTTCAGCATCAGCAGATGTGTGATTCTTTTTACAGACGTAAGTATTAGCACCATATTTTATGATGTCGTCAATGACATAGGCAGTCGTAGTTTGCCAATCGCCACGCCAATTAAATTTTAATCTGCCAAGTCTAAATTCAGCCATTGTTTTTTCTTAAATCCTATTTTGGTCCTGCGGAATAATCATGATCACTAAAAGATACAGTTAGATATCCATCATCATCAATATAATAGGATGTTCTCCTAAAATCAAATCTGAACTGTTGGTATTTATCGAACTCATTGTTCCTATAAGTTTTTTCTTCAGTGGTTTCATCCACATAATCCAATCCTTCTAAGAACTCTGGGTAAGGTGTCCCATCAAGCCTATGAGATACATCGGTTACAGTTTCATCAGTAGTCTTTACTTTAGTATACCTAAGCATACCATCATCATCTCTCCTTAATGCATGAACAGTAAATGTATCCTGCTGACCAATTTGAAGCCCTCCACCGCCACCGCCACCGCTAGTGCCAGAAAGCATGCTTCCACTTAGGAACATTGTCATGCAAATACCCTCCAATAAGTGTTAGTCCAAACTAATTTTACAGTAGCACCATCGACATCACATGCTAAAGGAGAATCAATCACGCCTGAATAGTTCTTAAACTGCTCATTATTTTGGGTTGCAACCATAAGATTATTTATGCCCCAACTTACTTCCGTATCATGAAGCTCAATAAAGTCTCCAGCATTTTTAACAAGAGGAAGAGTCACAGTAAATCCAGCACCAACAGTGTCTGTAAGATATCCACTATTAGACTGTAGTACAGCATCTGTAGACAGCACAGTTAATGGTGGAATTGTAGCATCAGCTCTAACAGCAAGGTTATTAAAATCAACAACTATAGTAGTACCATAACCAGTAACTGTTAAACCAGTACCAACAAAGTTAATATCAGTATATCCAGCACCAATTTTTGTTCCAATAAGTGCGGAGTTTGGGTTGACTGATGTAGATCCAATACCAACACCAGTAACAAATAATCTACCATCCTTATATAAATCACCACCAAAATCTATATCACCATCAACAAATACATTATCCTTAAAGGTAGATACTCCAATAAAAGTAGAGAATCCACTAATCTGAATATTTCTACCAGTTACTTCATCATATACTAGGTCACCAGAAACATTTAAATTACCACTAACCCTAACATCACCATCGACATCCAGTTTGAATTGAGGATCTATAGTCCCAATACCAACATTAGGTGATGTCGTACTAGTAATAGCAATCTTACCTGTAGTATCATCAACTACTAGATAATGACCAAATTGTGAAAGTTCTCTATTGAATGCCATTATATGATTACTTTATAAAGTATTTATTGTGCTTAAACATCTGCATTAATTACCATCATCATAAGTATCAAAAGGATGTAAGTTACTATAAGTTGCATTATTACTTCCACTAGTAGTAACAGTACCAGCAGCCTGACCAGCACCCCAATATGCATCAGTTATATTAGAACCATTAGCACATAATAATATTGTTCCACTTTCTATTTCTGTGAAAGGATTTCTCCTGTTTGCTTCATAAATGTCATTAACATAAAGTGCGGTTCCTCTAACTATACGAACATTAGATAATATTCCATGAATTCCTTTACTATAGGTTCCTGTTCCTCCACCAATTCTTATCTTAACAGTACTAGTATCATTCATAGATGTAGTATAATCAGAAGTATTATATGGATAATAACGAGTGCCACCATATCGATATTGTATAGAATTACCTGTTCTCATAAAGCAATAATGTCTCCAATTATTCGCACCATTATTACCAAAACATTCATTACCAGTTGAAGTATACTTAGGTGATTCACCAGTTCCTTCATACCAAGATATAGTATCGGTAATTGATGGTTGACTAGCACCTATTTTCCATACACTATTATTACTAGAATCAAGACCTTCTATAAAGGTTGCATTTCCTCTTTGTAAATTACGTTGATCATATTGCTGATAAGTAAAATTACTTCCTCTATGCCAGAACTCTATAGTCCAATCACCATTACCTAACTGGAAACCGTCAGAATCTGATGGTGTATATTCAATCCAATCTTCATCATCATCTGATATAAAGTTAATACTATGCTTTCCTGCAATATAGGTACTTCCTCCACCAATAGGTCCACCACCATTAGATGCAGCAGCCCAACTTATAACTAACGCTCCATCTGCACCATGTCCACCCCTACCATTTGTAGGTCCTGATGCACCTCCTCCACCTGGAAAACCACCAGCACCACCATTACTACCAACTGTTTCACCAGCAGCACCAGTATAACCTTCTGTTATACCAACTCCAGTACCACCATTACCACCAGCAGATCCAGCACCAGTTTTTCCTTTGTATCCATTATTTCCACTTTGATGCCATTGATATTCCCCAGTTCCACCACCTTGATTTTGTATTCCTGAATAATTATAAGCATCACCACCATCTATAACTCCACCAATACCTTCATTAAAGATACCAGTACCACCTCTACCACCAGATCCACCACCACCGTAAGCCTTTAATATAACAGATCCATTGCTGTGGCGTTTAACAAATGTAGTTTGTCCTAGTAATCCGTAATAAGTACTACCAGCAGGTTGATTACCACCATTATCCTGTGTTCCACCAGTTCCACCTGTACCTATACCAAGAGTTAAAGTTTCACCTGGAGTAACAGAAACACCATCAGTCCAAACAATTGCTCCTCCAGCACCAGATCCTTGATAATTATTCCAACCTCCTCCACCACCAGCACCAACAGCATACAAATTAATACTAGTAATTCCATCAGGAACTACCCAACTATAAGTATTCGGACTTGCTGTAGTATAATTTAATGGTCCAGGATCGGGCAATCCATCTTTATTTGGGAAGACATAAGTTTCACCTGGATAGATTATTCTTACAGCACCAGCACCTCCATATCCACCATGTTTTCTGGCATTATCAGGGAAATAGTTTCCACCACCTCCACCTCCACCAAAATATCCACCATCCTTATCCAACCTTCCATTTGTAGTTCCTATTCCTACAAGAGCAGGAGCACCATCAGTTCCACCTGATCCACCTTTACCAGGACCTAATGAAACTTGAGCACCACTATCTCCTTTACCATCTACACCTACACCTCCTCCACCAAATCCTACAGAAGTTCCTACTGCATATCCACCATAAGTTTGCGTTCCAACAGTTGGATTCATACCACCACTTCCACCGCCTGATGTACCAGCAGTTGCGGGACCACCAGTAAGTACACCACCACCTGTTCCACCAGAATTACCACCAGCACCACCAGGACCACCATATCCAGCAGCACCTCCACCAGATCCTGCGTTTCTAGGCCAACCAGTATTTCCACCACGCCTACCTGTTCCACCAGTAGCAAATGTTCCTCCAGCATTAGTATATTCGGGAGGTATTGAAGTATGAGATCCACTTGGTCCATTTCCACCTACAGAATCATAATCACCAGCACCTTGTCCACCTCTTCCCCCAGTAGCACCTATAAGAACTGTTCCACCCCTTTTTATCCAAGAGTGACCACCCCATCCAGCATTCGCTTGGTCTTTTTGATCATTACTATTACTAATTCCATAACTTCCACCACATCCAACACAAATATTTAAAGTTTCACCAGGAGTAACAGGTATACTATTATTATAAGTTAATCCACCACCTCCTCCACCTGAACCTGGTCTTGTTTGATATTCATCCGATCCATCATAAAAAGATACAGAAGGACTACCACCTCCTCCACCACCTACAACAACTGCAGATATAGCAGTTACTCCAGCAGGAACTGTCCAAGTATAAAAAAGATTATTTGTTGCATTACTAGCGTTAGTCCAAGATTGCTGTTCTCCAGCAAATCCATCGCCACTAGCCATGAACAACATTTGCTGAACTAACATATTATGTCAATCCACTTCCAGATACTACAAAAGCATTACTAGAAACACATAACACAGTTGCAACTCCCCTCTGAGCTAGAGTTCTACTTCCTGTAGTAGCAGTTCCTGCCAAATAAAATGTAACGTTAGTTCCCTGAGTAATGGTTATATTAGAAGCACTATTATTATAAATTGTAATTGCATCTCCAGCAGTAAAGATATCTTGATCCACTGTCACCGTAGTATTTGTTTGTACTAATGTACCAATATCAGAAGCAGTTAAAGTATATGAACTAGTTTTTGTTGTGCTTGAAAAATCTGGTCCAATATGAAGAACTCCACCCATATTAGGATGAGCAGCACATTGATAGAATAAAGTATTTGGTGCATCTTGTGGAACTTCAAATACAATATCTGTTGGTGCAGCACCATCATTATTAGTTACACCAATATTATATTGTGTACCTACAGATCCATTAGGAGTACTTTGAATCCTAAAAGGATGACCTGAAGATCTATTATGAAAAATATATTTCTGCCCTCGAACAAGATTTATATCTGGATCATTTACTGTGCCAGTTAATCCAGGTCCAGTAAATGTATAATGGTTTGATGCATCATTACCTAATATCCATCCACCCAAAGCACCAACAAACTTACTAGCGGTACAGGTTGCACCTATTGATACATCAGTACTAATTGCAACATTTACGGCATTTAAATTTAAATTATTAGGGCTTTCAATTGTTGGAACACCAGAAGCTCCAATCAAATTAATTTCCTTTACGCCAAAACCTTTATCTGCCATTGTATTTTTTATCTATTTATTTAATATATCCTAAAAGAATATCATCATCAGACGAAAATAGGTGACGAACGTCACCCATTTTAGTATTAACATCATTATAGATCATAAAAGTTAAGTTTCTGCCTTCAAAAATTAAATGTATTATATGCATCAATACATTTTTTGAGTACCATTAACGTCCTCGGCACTTCCTCCATACTGGTCTGATTTATCCACATTAGTAGCTGGGAATGCTCTTTCAGCACCACTTACTTGACCGTAAATGATTCTTACCATACCATTTCCACCTCTTCCTGCAGGTGAACCACCATTTGCTCCACCAGCACCACCACCAGGGAATCCACCATCAGGAGTTGTTCCACCACCCTGTCCATGTTGGTTTGATTGAGATTGTCTATCGTAACCATTTCCCAAGTCAGTACCACAAGCATAAGTACTTTGACTACTTTGATTTGCGTATCCTCTTAGTCCAGTATTATATGCGGTTGATCCACCTCCACCACACCAATGATACTCATTACTAGGTGAACCACCAGTGGCTCCAGCAGTTCCATTAGAACCTTGTCCATAGACACCTGTTCCACCACCACCATTTGAATAATATGGAGAACCTCCATTAGCGGAGTGACCTCCTCCACCACCACCATTTTGTCCTGCTTCTGGGTTTACTCCCCAATATGGAGTATTTCCTCCACGTCCACTACCAGAATCTCCACCGCCATTATAACCACCAGCACCTCCACCAGCCATTCTACATCCACCATAGTGAATACCAGATCCACCAGCACCACCACCATCACTATTAGTATTAGGGAAACTACCAGAGTTAGAATACCATCCATTACCAGATGAACCTTCAGCTCCTTGTCCACCATTAGCTACTGCATAGTTTGTTCCACCAACAGTAATATATGAACTTCCACCATTATCTGGATTAGTGTTTCCCCAGCTAGTAGCAAATCCTCCACCACCAACAACAACAGTAACTGTTTCACCACCTGTTACAGTAATATTATTCTTATAGGCTAATCCACCTCCACCAGCACCAGCACCGTCATGGTTGGTTTCACCAGCACCGCCTCCACCAACACAAACAACAGATATGGAAGCAACTCCAGAAGGAACAGTCCAGCTATAAGTCTCCTGAGTATTCCAAGCATCAGCATGGAATATTGCTCCACCGATAGTTGGAGCTATTGAAGTGTCATTTATAGTAATATTAGCAGACTGTACAACTCTATTAGTTCTAGCAGCATCTACATAAAGTGATACAAAGAATGTTTCAGTTCCTTCAGTTGATACATCATTAGCAGCAGTGACAGTGAATGAAGCAGTACTACCAGTTATTGTAACTTGTCCACTTGATGTTGAAAAATCTGCAGGACTAGAAACGTCCCAATATAATACTGTTCCATCTGATATTCTCTCAGTTGTTACAGTATATGAAACAGAAGCTCCTTCATCTATTGCTGTAACACCACCGTCAATAGAAATACCAAATGCAGGGAATCTCTCTGCTTGAACAATATCAGTTATTATATTATTAGAATCATATGTAAGTGACCAACCCTTTATCTCATCTCCTATCTTTTCGTTATATGCAGTAATTAATCCAACACTATTATACATTATAGCTTCATATTCATTCTCACCTAAAGTTACTTTAGTTACATTATTATTACCATCAGTTGTTATACCTGAAGATCTATCAAATGCAGATGTTGTTATTATGGTTCCACTACCACCACCGCCACCTTTACCTCGATTGTGACTAAGTCCTACATAACGTCCCATGTTTCTCTATTCAGATAGTACCAGTTCTCTATATATTTATCAGTTTTAAATTTATTAAATTTAGTTAGGTAATACTTAGATCTAAAATACAACCTACAATAGTATTTCTAGAACTAGAACCATAACTACCACTACAATTAACAACTCCATCCCAAGAAGTACCTGGGAAATTCCAAGCAATTCCTTGTACTTCATTACCACTACCAGATTCTATGTGATCATAAGTTGTCCAACCACTAGAAGGATCTGAAGGATTTACATTACAAGTACTAGCACTTCTAGTTCCATTAGATACAAATATAAGTTGTTTACCATTAGATGGATTACTAGCACCCATATTAATTGATGGGTTTGTTACATTATCAACACCTAGAGATGCAAGTATTTGAACCCCAGTAATTGCTACATTTCCACGGAATACTCCAATCCACATATTTTCATTAGATCCAGTTTGCCCTGTATAAGTAGTACCACTTTCAGAACCTGTTGCTATCTTATAGTGTATTCTTTGATCTACAGCAGCATGTTCTGCATCCTGTATTTTAGTAAATCCAGTAGGAATTTGTCCATCAATATTAGAAGTAACATCAGGACCATATTCCATAATGATTAATAAATCACCTGCCTGTATTCCTCCAGGAGCAGTAACTTGTGCAGTAGTTCCATCTCCACCACTAGTATGAGTAACCACCGTCATAGATGTGAGTTCAGTAGTACCACTACTAGTATCATTAATTGTTATATCAGAACTTTGTGCAACTTGATTTGTCCTAGCAGAATCAGTAAATAATCTTGCCTTAAATGTCTCAGCTCCTTCGGTTAATCCATCTGCTTCAATATCTACTGCAAAGGTTCCTGTATTATTAGTAATTGTAACTGTTCCAACCATTACTCCAGAGACAAAGTCAGGACTTGTTGCACCACTTACTGTCGCAACATCCCAATAAAGAGTTGTTCCACTAGCTATATGTGTAGTTGTCACACTCATACTACACGTAGCACCTTCATTTACACTACTAGGAACACTAATATTATATGTTGGAAAAATATCAGGATGATTACTTGGGAATGATCTATCACCATACCATATAATTCTCACTGCACCCTGTCCACCAGATCCACCGTTTGAACCATATCTTCCAGCACCTCCACCTCCACCATAATCACCAGCATTTCCACCAGTATTACCAGATCCACTACTACCAGCATTACCACCATATCTTCCTACTCCACCACTAGCATTTCCATCATATGTGCCAGAACCATTATAAGATCCATCAGTTACTCCCCAACTACCATCCTGTACAAGACCTACACCACCACCTCCACCACCAGTACCATATCCACCGCCTCCACCAGAGTAGTAACCATTTCCATTTAAATGTTCTCTTCTATTACCATTACCAGTAGCACCACCAGTAGATCCACCATTAGTTTGATTAACTCCTTGTCCAGAATAAGTATAATCACTTCCACCCAATCCACCACCATCACCAACTACAACATCTCCAGCATTGCAGCTACTATGACCACTCCAAGTTCCAGCACTAGCATGGCATAAAGCAGTGCCACTTCTTTCTACTTTACTAGGTCCACCATCTCCACCTTGATTTACAGGATGATTGGAACCACCTCCACCAGATCCACCATTACCAACAGTAACAGTCAATGTTTCACCAGCTGTCACAGTAACATCATTGGCATAAGCACCACCACCTCCAGCACCACCAATTGCAGAATATCCACCGCCACCGCCTCCACCGCCTCCAGCTCCTCCACCTATACAAAGAATAGAGATTTTATTTGTATATGGAGGAACAGTAAAACTATATGTTCCAACAGAAGTAAAGTTCTGTTGTCCTGGTGGACCTTGATAAGAAGTATCGAGAATATCTACTAATGAACTTATAGCAACTTGATTTGTCCTAGCAGAGTCTGTATAAAGTTTAGCCTGAAATTCTTCTATACCTTCTGAGGTAAAATCCTCAACTGTTATGGGTGTAGTAAATGATGCTGTACCATGCCAATTAATTTCAGGTGCAGTTAAAACATTTGTTATTTGACCTTCAATAGAACCACTAAAATCACCAGCAGTAGCAATACCCACTAAACTCCAATATAAAGGTTTTCCATCATCTACACCAACAGTTGCTATACTAAAGGTTACAGACTCTCCTCCTTCAGTTATTGGTGTTGCACTTGGTGGATTAAATGAATATGATTCTGGTGGTCTTGGACCTCTTTCAACAATAGAAGTAACTAATCCAACAGAATCATAGTTTATAGACCATCCAGTTTCAGTATTATCTATAGTTTGATTAAATGAAGTAATCCTATTATTACTATCATATGCAATATAAGTATAAGTTCTTTCACCAAGAGTTATCTCTGTTACATTATTATTACTATCTGTTGTTATTCCAGTTGCATTTCTAATCCACTCTTGAGTTGATAATATATCAGCAGTTCCAGAACCACCATTACTGAATATACTTCCAGGATAATCTCTTTTAATCGCTAATCCTATAAATCTACCCATTAGATACAGAAACCCCCTCAAGACTTACACCAACCATAGACGCTTTCCCATTGTTGCAGAAAGGATTATATAATATTCTTCTTGGAGAACTCTTCAAACTATAAGTATTGCTCCAATAATTTGAAGTATTACTATCTTGATAAGGGTCATAAAATTCTGAAGCATCAACTTCTACAGAACCATGAGTCAATAACCAATTTCTAGCCTCTACTCTAGTTGCATTTGGTTGCGACTCCATATACAATGCCATCACACCAGCAACTTGTGGAGATGCCATACTAGTCCCACTTATAGCATAATTATCAAAATTAGGATTTCTTGGATCAGCATAACCAACACTATATGGACTGAGAATATGTGATCCTCCAGCCCATACATCAATATTTGGTCCCCTACAACTAAAACTAGAACATCTTTCTTGAGATCCTGTCTGCCTTGCAGAATCTATAGCACCAACAACTATAGCAGCATCAGGTTGACCCTGTTTAGTTACAGAAGGTGTTCCTGATCTATTATAATGACTATCATAAGCATTTTGAGCATAATAAAAAGTACCCGTTAAGAATTCATTTTCATAATCCTCACCTTGCATATAATCTTGCTTATCGTCAGAATTACCTGCAGCGAAAACCCATACAATATCTTGACAATCAGGATCATTGAAAGCTTCATTTGCTTCTTCTTGACCAGCTATTTGTGTAGCAGTAAATTGTTTATAATCGCTATTTAACATTGACATGTAATTTATAGCTGGTGCAACACTACTACTTACCTGTGTATTATCAACTTGAGTACCCCTATATGTTGCAGTATAAGGTTGTTGAGATGCAATGAATTGTCTATGACCCCAACTACCATTAACAACTGTAGGATTTCTTCTTCCAGTTTCTGGATTAATTGGTTTATTTTTATGCCATATTCTAATATAATCAAATCCAGAAGAAGGACTTGACCATCCACAATCACCTCTATCAACACAAGCAATAGACCATATGTTTGATTCAAACGCATGACCAAATTGATTCCCTGCAACAGTTCCAGCAACGTGACTACCATGCCAACTAATACTCCAAGGATAAGAAGTATATCCTTTTTCATGCAATAATGCAGATTCAACTTTATAATTTCCCAATGCTCCTGATCCAGCAGCAGCTAGTCCATAGGAAGACCAATTAATACCATATTCAGATGCACCGTGAATCAATATATCTCTAACTCTAGTTTCACTTTCACAAGCAAGATTATTTTGAACTTGAGTTATTTTTCCTAATAAAAATTCTGGATGATCCCAACGAACTCCAGTATCCATTATAACAACATCAACATTCTTTCCAGTTAAAGTATATTGACTATCTGAAGATACTATAGTATTCGCATTAAAATTATTTGTCCTTGACGAATGGCGAAGAATACCCCACTGAGTAAAATCAAGTGCTGCAGTACCTGGATTGCCACCACCCGATACTGATAATCTTCTATTCTGACATAGGAACTTATATCTATTAGTCATAAGATGACTATCAAATTCCTGATCATAAACCCTTTGTTTTAACGGTACTTCATTAAACAAAGTGGATCTTTCTACCCAATCTATTTTAGGATGATTTTTTAAAACATCAGCTTCAAGTGGAGATATTTCATAAACACTCCTTTTAGTAGAACACTGCATCTCGGAAGTACAGTCTATTCTTCTATTTGGTATATTGTCTATTTCATTTTCATTAATAATATAATCGTGTATCTCTACCCAATCAGAAGGATCCTTTACACAAACAGTATATGGTTGAACATCATTGTCACTTGTAGTAACAATAACTCTACCAGTATTAGCATCGATAGATGTAGAAATCATGATAGTTCATTTCGCAACCATTTATATTCAATAGTATTACCATTATACCCAGATCCATCTGGAGTTGCTTGTAGTATCATATTACCACCACTAATTGTTACACCAACATTAACAATTAAATCATTATTGAATACAACCCCATACTCCTGACAATATGCTGTAGATCCATCATTCATTAAAATAACTTTCTGTGACTGCCTATTAGAAGTACCAGAATCAACAAAATATAATAAGTATTCAGCAGTAACATTAGATACTGAGATACTGTCTATATTCTCAGCAGTTCCAGCTCCAGCATTCCATGACCCAGATCCAGTTGTTCCACCAGAACCACCACCAGATCCAGGAGGACCTGCAGGACCAGGAGGACCTGCAGGACCAGGAGTACCATTAGTTCCATCAGCACCATCATTACCATCAGAACCTGGAGAACCTGGAGGTCCTGGAGGACCACCAGCAGGACCTGGAGGACCTGGAGGTCCATCTCCACCAATAATTTTTGTAGGTGTAGATTCATATACTATAAGAACACCACCAAAAGTAGAAGGATCTAATGGACTTGTTCCTGCATTATCCAACCATCTTGCAGTAAATCCTGATGCAGTCTTACTAATAATACTAACCGTATGTGTATCATACTGTTCTCTCTCTGCTAGAACATAATAATTTGAATCAGTTAAAACATTAGTAAAGGTAAACACCATATCACCATTACTACTATTATATGCACCCCACGACATATTAGTTCCTTGACCAGCATTATTAGTGTTTACATAAGCATACGCTGAAGGAATAATTTGTGTAGTAGAAGGTGCAGCACCTGGAGGACCTGGAGGACCATCTGCACCTTGTCCACCAGCAGGACCTGGAGGACCTTGAGTACCTGTAGGACCTGGAGGACCACCAGAAGGACCAACAGGACCAGTAGGACCAGTAGGACCATCAGCACCAGTAGGACCATCTTGACCTGGAGTACCTGGAGAACCAGAAGGACCAATTGGACCAGCAGCACCAGCAGGACCAGGAGCACCAACAGGACCAGTTGGACCAGCAGTACCTGCAATATTTGTTATACCTGAACCATCACCAAATAAAGTAGAAGCAGTTACAGAAGAACCTACAGATACATTATGTGCAACATCCAAATCATAAAAGTATGAAGTTCCTGTTGTGCTAATACCTGGAATAGTAGCAGCGTTAATAGTGGTTATACCAACTTTCCAAGTTGTTCCATCCCACTTCCATGTTATATCATTTGCGGTGTGAGTATCATTTACGTTAGGACTGTTTGGAAAATTAATAGCCATTTATTTACCTCTATAACTGTGCTTGAACATCAGAGTGTTTTGTATCTGGTGCTGGTTGATCTGGTTCAACAATTAAGTTGCCCTCACTATCAGTCATATCTAATGACTTAACAGTATCATCTTGTCTTTCACCAACAACCATCCAAGAGATAGTATCAGTACAACTATTATCTTGTGCAGTAATGGTTAATATATTACCAGAAACAGACCCCTTAACAGCAGTCCATCCTGTTTCATTTGAGGTGAAACATTGAACATCTCTATTTAATAAAACAAATGTTCCTTCAGTCATTCCTGATTTTGTGTCAATATTAACTGTAGCAGTACCACCAACTAAATCAATCTTACCACGATAGATAAGATCCATCTGTGGACCTTCAAGGAATGAATGAACCAAATGCTTGGTAGTAGATAACCCAGCTACTGGATGAGGAATCTTAAATGATCCACCACTCTTACTTAAGGTTCCTGTAATTGTTACACCACCAGAGGTTGTCTCCAGTTTCTTAGATCCTGTATTTCCATAATACAATTCTGTAGCACCACCCCACCAACAGGCAACACCACTAAATGCATTTAGATAAGGTCTTATGAAGATATTTCCCCAAGTTCCAGAAGTATTTTGTCCAGTAATCCAAAGGTTTGTATTATTATTAGTATTTTGAATATAAGTTGCGTATGCAGAAGGTCTATGATGTATCTCTAATCCACTTGTTCCTACCTTTATTGTATTATCAGAACCAGCAGTGGTACAATCTCCAACCTCAATATTCTTATTATTAACATCTACATTTCCATAAAAACCACTATCAGCAGTTATAGAACTTGAAGCAGAAACATTAGTAGAAGATACAGTTGTAGCAGTTACAGAATTTGTAGCAGAAACATTAGTAGAAGATACAGTTGTAGCAGTTACATCACCATTAAGATTTCCCTGAAAACTTGAAGCAGTTACAACACCAACAACAGTAATACCACCACCATCAATACTAATACCACCCGTACCAAAATGTGCCGTGTTCCATCTATAATTAGGACTTCCTAATCTATAATATTGATTATTATCAATATGCGGTAATATATCGGCATCGAATTTACCATTTGGAGTGATACTATGAACACTATTACTACCTAGATCTACATTACCATTTAAATTAACATTACCATCAAAATTTACATTACCTTCAGCTTTTGTAGTTCCGTCATTATAAATCTTAAATTCTGCAGCATTACCAAAAACAAGTGATGTTCCCAGAGGAAAATCCATTCTATTAAGAGATGTATTCCACTTAGCATGATTAGTAGTTCCAATAAGAGTTACGTCATTTCTAAATGTAGTAATACCTGTTACATCAGTATTACCATTAGCAGTTGTATTATTAAGAGTAATTGGACCTGTATTTGCACTTACTGCTCCTTGGAATGTTGCAGCAGCAGATACAATAACATCATCAAGAATTGATTGTTTATCTACTTCAAGGGTTCCAGCACAAAATACATTAGTAAATCCACTAAATCCTGTAGTACTAATACCTTGTGGAGGTGCAGAATATATGTTAGTTAAATATTGTCCATCACCATGAAACTCTAAAGCAGTTGCAACACCAGCAATACTTACATTATCAAGGTTAGTATGTCCATCTATATCAACATCACCATTAATATCAAGAGTAGTGAAAGTTGATATACCAACTTGAGAATTAATTGTTCCAGTAACATTACCTACAACATTACCAGTGATATTACCTATATTATCACCATAAAAAGTGGTTGCAGTTATAATACCAGTTGAATATAGATTTCCTACATTACTTGTACCAGTAATTGTTAAATTTCCATTAGCGGATATATCACCAGTTCCAGCAATATTAAAATTATTAAGATCTAAATTACCACCCAACTGTGGTGTTGAATCATTTAATAAATCACTAGATCCAACAGAGCCATCAGCACCTCCACCACCTGGAGAAGCATCAACCCACTGACCACTATCAATATCCTCATAATATATTTTTAATTTTCCTTCATCAGATTTCCACCATAAAGCACCATCACTAGGATTACTTGGTGCATTATCATCAGTAACTACAATACCACTTAATTTAGATCCATCACCATAAAAAACTGATCCAGTTATAGAACTAGCAGCAGATATATTATTACTAGAAGTTACATCATATCCATTCCAATTACCACCTTGAACACTACCAACTAAATTACCAACAAAAGTACTAGCACTACAAAGACCAGTAACATTTACTCCAGCCGCAGTTATTCCACCAAAAGTAGCATTGGGAGATCCAAGTATACCGAATGCATTAGTAGCAGTAGTCGCATTACCATTAACATCACCATTAAGATTTCCCTGAAAACTTGAAGCAGTTACAACACCAACAACATTAATACCACCAGAAAGAACTTTAACACCACTTCTTGCAGTAATAAGACCAACTGAATCTATATTAGTTACATCTTCATAAGTTAAAGTTTGTGCAATAGAAACATTATTAGCAATTATATTATCTACAGTTATACTTGGAGTTCCAGATAATCCTTGTGCATTTGCTGCAACCGTTGCAACTCCAGCATTACTAGCATAATGTCCAACACTAATAAATGCTGTTCCATTATTATATGTTGCTGTTACACCATTACCAACAAAACTAACAGTACCAGCAGTTCCTACAGTAGTTCCTTGATCTTGAAATTCTATTCCAGAAAGTATTCCAGTTAAATATTGTCCATTACCACGATATTCAGTAGCAGTTATAACACCTACAACAACATTTGGTGATCCAGTTAATCCTTCAGAAAGTGTTGATATTCCAGATACTTGTGCATAAGTAGAAGTTGTGTTAATTCCAGTTAAATTTGAACCATCACCATGAAACTGGAAAGCAGTTACAACTCCTGTAGCATTAATATGATTGAATAAAGATGTTCCTGTTGTACTAACACCTAAAGTACTTCCACCACCTGCACCATTAGTAACAGAATCTGTATTGAAAGAAATAATTTCAACTACATCTCCAGCAAAACATCCTGTATTTAAATTAAATGTATTACCACCAGGAGCACTATATTCAGTATCAGTTAATTTAACACCATTTACATAGATGTCAGTAAAGAATGGATTATATTGAATTCCAGCAAATTGTGTTTGTCCATTTGTAGCAATATGTCTTTCTTCATTTCTAACTCCACCAAAACTTGCCCAAGTAACACCATCTTCAGTGCATTTTAAATATTGACCAGGACTACCAAGACTATCACCAGCACCAATCTTACCAAGAAATGTACCAATACCAGATACAATTAAATTCCTAGTATCAATATCATCAGCTGAAATTGATGAACCAGCACCAGTAACTGTAATACTAGGAGCATCGATTCCTTGAGCAACAGTTAGAATACCAGAAATATTAGCGTGTCCAGTGACACCCAATACAAGTTTATCCTCAGTAAATGATGATATACCTATATGTTGATGTGATAATCTACCGCTTCTGAACCTTGTCATTACTTGATATTAATTAAGGGTTTCTAATATACTTCCAATAAATTTTACATGATTAGGATTACTTGCAGACAATTCTAAAGAATCTCCAGACTCAAGAACCAATTTACCTTGAGTTAAATTCATAGTATCATGACCTTGAATAGCCATACTCTTTACAACTTCTGTTTTTGTACCACCCCTCACATGATCTAATGATACAGTATGAGTAATAGAATCTACATTCGTTGTTTGTGATAATAAAACAACACCACTATATCCAACAGGAGCAGTATAAATTCCCACTGGTG